GTGCTCAAGGATTAATAAAAGATTATGTAAACCAGCTTGTTGGTAAAGATAGAAAGCTAGCACCAGGACTATCTCAAGGTGTAAGACCTCCAGCTGGCATCAAAAAAGAAGATAGGTTAGAAGCATTGCTTTGCCCTATTGTCAATCGAAGAAAGATGTTTGTCAAGAAAGAACACGCAAACTTAATAGATGAGATGTTTGAGTTTCCAAAAGGTAGAAACGATGACCTACTTGACGGACTTTGGTATGCTGTCACTACAGCAAAACCTCCTAAAAGCTCTGCAATCGACGCAGATAAACTAGAAGACAAAATAAACAAAATAGAAGAAGGTAGAGCTAAAAGAGTCATAAACTGGGTTACTGGTCAAAAAATATAATTTTTTACTTGACTTTAATACATAAAATTCTTTATTTTTAGACTAAAAACTAAATTGGGAGTTTATGGCTAATTACGACGAAAACAAATCAAAGCCTCAGATTTCAAAAGAATTGTTTAGACGTTGGAGAGACGCAAGAGAACAATGGGACGCTGAAGCAAGAAATGCAGTAGACTTTACTCTAGGAAATCATTATAGCACAGACGAATCAGATGCATTACAAGCAGTAGGGCAGGCTGATTTTGTAATAGATAGAGTATATGCTGCTGTTGATAAATTAAAATCATTGCTTACAGCAAGACCTGCAAGATTTTCTGTTATTGCAAGAGAAGACTCAGATAACAAACTAGCTAATGTTTGGAGAACAATACTTGAATATGTTTGGGATATATCTAATGGAGATAGTACTTTCAAACAAGTTGTTCACGATTATGCTGTTACTGGACTGGGATATATGTATGTATATATTGACCCTGAAGCAGATTATGGAAGAGGTGAAGTTAAGTATACGCACGTAGACCCTTTTAGAGTATATGTAGACCCAGCATCAAGAGATAGGTTTTTTAATGATGCATCAGGAATGATATTGTCTACCTTTTTAACCAGGCAGCAAGTTTTAGACCTATATCCTCAAATGGAAGAGTTTATTGATGATATAGAAGTTGGTGTTAATTCTTTATATGGAGAAGATTATCCAACATCTAATTTAAAAAACAGTAATAATGTTTTAACTCCTGCTGAAGCAAAAGACTTAGATTATAATGTAAATCAAAAATATCAAATACTTGATAGATTTTACAAGATAAAAGTTCCTTTCTATAGAATATTTAACACTCTAGATGGAAGTGAAAAAATTATAGACCCTGATACCTATAATATTATTATAGAAGATGAACAGACTATTGAAGCTGTACAAAGAGGTGCTATAGAGATAGAAGAAATTATGCAAACAAGAATTGCTCAATGCAGTAGCATTGGAGATACTTTACTTTATGAGCGTATTCTAAACACTGATATATATCCAATTGTTCCATTTACAAACATTTGGACTAATACTCCCTATCCAAAATCAGATGTGAACAAGGTTAAAGATTCACAAAGACTTTTAAATAAGTTATTTTCTCTAACCTTGTCACACGCTCAATCTGCTGCTGGTTTAAAACTTTTAATTCCAGAAGGTAGTGTTGATAGTGTTAGTCAGTTAGAAAAAGATTGGGCTAATCCAAACGCGGTTATTGAATATAACCCAGAGTTTGGTGAGCCACATTACCCACAACCAGCTCCACTTACTAGTGAGTTTTATTATTTAATTGATAGGGTAGAAAAATATATAGATTTAAACTTTGGTATACCTGAACTTTTACAAGGGTTTAAAGACCAAGCACCTGAATCTGTTAGAGGTACTATGCTTTTATCAGAAATGGGAGAATCAAGAGGTAAATCAAAGTTAAGAGATATTGAAGCAAGTTTATCAATGGTCGGTCAAGTTGTTTACAATTTAGCAAAAGACCATTATAAGTTTGCAAAAACTTTTAGAATTGTACAACCAAATAACGATATTACTGAATTTTCAGTTAATATGAGAATGTACGATGATAAGCGAAATGAATTGTTAACCATACAGAATGATATTCAACTTGGTCAACATGATATTCGCGTTATATCAGGTTCAACTTTGCCTAGCAACAAGGTATCTGAATACAACATGTATCTTGATGCGTATAAACTTGGACTGGTAGATGATGTCGAGGTTTTAAAGAAAACTGAAATCTTTGACAAAGAAGGTGTCCTTCAAAGAAAAGGGCGTATGGCACAAATGCAACAGTATATTACACAGCTTGAAAATCAAGTGAAGAAACTTAGCGGAGACTTACAGACATCTGAACGTGAGATGGTATCAGCCAGAAAACGTACAGAAGTTGAGAAGTTTAAATCTAACTTAAATGAGATTACTTCTTCTGCTAAAGTTAAAGAAAAAGAAAAGGTAATGCAACTGGGAAGTATTATTGACCAAATGCAAGCTTCTATGGAGGAAGAAGAAAATAACGAGCCTGGTTCAGAGTCTTAGGACTAAATCAGGGTTAGGAGAAAAAAAATATGGCACAAGAACAAGAACAACAACAGGTTGAACAGCAAGACCCAATTGTCGAATCTACGGTGGAACAATCAGTTTCATTGCAAGAAGAGACCGTAGAAGAAGGTGTGGAAGCATCTGAATCTGTAGACTGGGAAGCAGAAGCTAAAAAGTTTCAATCAATGTATGACAAAAAGGTTGCAGAACACGAAAACTTAAAACAAGATAGTAGTGATTTACTTCAGTTAAGACAAGTCTTATCTGAAAAACCAGAATTAGTCAACGTCATTGAGAAAAGTCTTTCTGGAGAATCAGTTGAGGACAAAGGTACGGAGGGAAGTACAACCCCAGATAACTTTGACCCTTGGGACGCCTACTACAAGCCTGACTCAGAATCTTACAAATTTAGAGTAAGTCAAGAGAAAAAGCTTGTACATGAAACAGTAGATAACGAACTAGCTAAACTACAAGGTCAGATGGCGATGAATAATCTAAAAACAGAATTGGTAAGTAAGCACAACTTAGGTGCAGATGATGCTGAAAAGTTTTTACAATTTGCTACAACACCAAAAGCCAATCTTCCTATTGAAACACTTATTAAAGTGTGGAAAGAGAATGAAGGCAAAGGTGCAAAACAAAGTGAAAACTTAGAAACTGTCAGAAAAACAAAATCAATTCCTAAACCTGCTGGTGTACTTCAGGGTGGCGAACAACCACAGAAATCTGAAGCAGACCAAGTATGGGACAGAGTTATGAATGCTGGAAGAATCGGTAGAATAGCTAAATAACTAACTTAGGAGTGAAATAAAATGGCTTTTAATCAAGGACAATTAAAGGCATCACAAATAACCGCAGCTGCTACTAGCGCAGATTACGGACAGGCTCCAGACCAAAGAAAGCTGTATGATTTCTCTGATAGAGTTGCAGAACTTATGCCAGAGGAGTCACCTTTTTTCGTCTATCTAAGTCAAGTTGCTAAGGTAGCTACTGACGATAATATTTTCAGATATCTTGAAAATAGAACTGTCACTAACTACACTGCACGTAACTTCAGCTTAGCAGCAGCCGTAAACGGTGGAAGTGCTGTATCATCACCAAATCTATACGATTTTACAGTTGATGATGGAGCAGGTTCAGCTATTGGCTTCCTTACAAAAGGAATGGTCGTAGCTGTTAAAACAGTCGATGGGACTGGCGGTTATGCACAAGCATTAGTTAGAGTTGAGTCTGCACCAAACGTACAATCAGCTAACACTACCTTCTCAGGTAGAGTTATTGAATTGTCTAATTCAAATGTATCAGGATACAATGTATTAGCTGACAATGACGAATGTCAAATTGTTGGTACATCATTCGGAGAAGGAACAGGTTCACCTGACACTTTCTCAGATACTATTGAAGATGACTTTGGTTATACTCAAATCTTTAAAACAGCTTGTGAGATGACAAACACAGCAATAGCTACAAGATACCGTGGCTATGCAAACGAGTTCGATAGAATTTGGGCTCAAAAATTACGTGAACACAAAGTAGACATCGAAAGAGCTATGCTTTTCGGTCAAAAAGCTCGTGTTAACGGCGTACAATATACTGAAGGTCTAGTTGGACACATTGTTAAAAATGTTCAACCAGTAACTGACGATTCAGCATTTTCATATTCATCAGGTAACCCTTACTACAGAAGTGTAGCACAGGCTGAACTTACATATGATAGATTACTTGCTGACTTAGAAGTTATATTTGACCCAGCAAGAGGCGGTTCAAGCGAAAGACTTGTACTAGCTTCATTGCCAGTAATTACATTCTTCAACAAAATGGGCGACGGTGCTTTCATTGACGCTTCTGTTGGACATGCAAATGGACCATACAGAGTTAACATGAACAATGTATCAGGTAGTTTTGGTCACCAGTTAATGGAAATCAACACTGTACATGGTTCTATGTTCTTAGTGAAAGAACCTCTATTCAGAGGAATTGCAAGTGGCTTCATGCTTATGGCTGATATGTCTAAATTGGCATACAGACCATTAGTTGGTAACGGTTTAAATCGTGACACTCAAATTATGACAAACGTACAAAATGCGGATGAAGATTTGAGAAAAGACATGATTATAACTGAAGCTGGTCTTGAAATCTCATTACCTGAATGTCACGCTCTATACAACGTGGAGGGATTATAAAATGGCTAAAGGTGCATTATTAGAGAAAAACAGTGGTGCTGGTGGTTTACTGTCAAACGTAGAGCACATTACTGCTGCAAAAACAATAGTAGAATCAGACTCAGGTAAAGTTTTTATGGTTTCTTCTGAAGGAGGAGCATATACAATTACTTTACCTACAGCTTCAACAGCACAAAACGGAGCTGTGTACAAATTTATTGTACATGAGGAAACACCTACTAATGATGTTACAATCGCTGCAGGAAGTGCAATCATTTCATTAGTAATGAAAGATGCTGGCGGAGACGCTGCTAATTCAACTGCTGGAACTCAGGTTTCTAATATTATTTTAGAAGCTGCTTCTCAAAGAGGAGACTTTGTAGAACTTCTGTTCTGGAATGGTGAGTACTACGCTAATGGATTAAGCGCAATCAATGACGGTATTACAACATCATAATAGTTATTAGGTACTATGGAGTGGGCTAGTCCCACTCCGAAACCTATAAAGAATTTTAAATAATAGGAGAAAAAATGGCAAATTATAATACAACTACAAAGATTATTATTAATGACCTTAGTGTTAAATCAGACTCAACTGCTGGTTCATTAGCTAAAGAGATTAATGATTATATTCAAACTTTAGATGATAGCACTAATGCTATTATAGATATTCAAGCAGTAAAGCTTGATGCTTCTAGAGTTGCTTACATAGTAGTAGCTAAAGGATAATGGCTAATTGTCAACACTGCGACAAGCCTAATCCAGAAGGTTACTTTAACTGTCCTTCATGTGGGCGAAGAGCAGCTCCTAGTAAATGGAATACTAATTTTGTTATAAGAGAGGGTAATCCTTTCGCAACAGCAATTAGAAAAGACCAGATTGATATTAATCATATGTCAATGGAAGATGGTATAAAAAAGATGCAACAAAGCAAGAAAAATAGTAAACCCACACCACGTGGGAAGGGAATAAGGGTAATGTAATGTACGGAAAAAAGAAGAAAAGAAAAAAAGG